GAAGTTCAGTCTCTTGAACGACAGATGAGGTTGCTGAGTTGAAGACCGCCACGCAGGGCACAGGAGGCCACGATGAACGAGCGACCGATCGACTGGCTGGTGCTGGCGAACAAGTACGGGATCTGGCTCGAGCAGGGGCGCAAGCGCCTGGTGGAATGGCGGGAGGCGAACCGGACGGCGGGCGACGACGAGCAGGGGTGCCGGGCGCGGTGGGACGCGCGGGACGCGATGCGGACGTGGTGCGCGGCGTTGAAGCGGGAGCTGGATCTCGACGTGGGCGAGGGCGTCCGCGCGCGGGTGAACTTCGCGGCGACGGGGAGTCCGCTGGGGACGAACGAGCTCGGGGAGCACGAGGCACGGCTCGCCGCGCTCGACCGGCTGATTGGGCAGTTACTCAGCCAGGCGGGGCCGCTGACGGGGTAGTCGTGCTCGACCACGATCCGTGGTTCGACACGCCGCCGGTGACGACGGCGCCCACGATCGAGGGACCGGCGCCGGCGGCCGCGCCGGCGCGCTTCGAAGAGGTCGTGCCGCCGACGGTGGCGGAAGCGCTCCAAGGCCCGGAGCGGATCAAGGGGCTGTGGGGTCCGGTGCGCACGGGCAAGTCGCGCGGGGTCATGCGCTACGTCCTCGCGCATTGCCGGAAGTACGCGGCGCAATTCCTCGGCGAGACGATCCGGTGGCTCTTCGTGCGCGATACCTACGAGTCCTTGCGCGCAACCAATCTCAAGACGCTCCTCGAGCTGCCGCCGCTCGGGCGCTGGGGGCGGTGGAACGAGCAGAAGAAGACCTTTACCGTCGCGCTGCCGACAGGGCAGCGGGCGGAGTTGCTCTTCATGGGGCTCGATGACCCGAAGGACGTGTCGAAGCTCCAGTCGCTCGATCTCTCCGGCTTCGTGATCTGCGAGCCGGCAGGCGGCCTCGATCCCGACACGGAGCGCGTCGGCCTGGGGATCCCGGAGGACGTGTACTTGATGCTCTGCTCGCGCCTCTCCGTCCCGATTGGCCTGGAGCGCGTGGTCGGCATTCTCGAAGGCAACACGCCATCGGCGGGGCACTGGACGGCGCGCATGATCCGCGATGAAGCGTCGGCCGAAGTCCTCTCGGTCTTTTCGGCGGCCGGGTTGCCGACGGGCGAGGTGCGGCGCCGTGCGATGCCCGGCCGCACGGCCTCGGTCCTCTCGGCGGACGTGCCGGCCTGGGAAGCGCCCATTCTCCACTCGCGGCCCGGGTACTTCGACGAGCTGGAGCAGTTGTACCGGACCTCGGGTAAGGGGACGGCCTACATCCGGCGCTACCTTCGCGGCGAATGGCTGCCGACGCTCACGGGTGCCTTTACGCGCAACCAGGTGCCCACGATCGCCCGCGACGACTGCCCGCCGTTCGACGCGATCGTGGCGACGCTCGATCCCTCGACGGGTGTGGCCAAGGGCGATCGCTCGGCGCTCGCCGTCTGCGGGATCACGCAGAGCGGCTTTGCGTACCTGCTCGACCTCCACGTCGGGCGTTTTGAATACGCTGAGCTGATCGAGCGGATCTTCGCCGTCCAGATACGCTGGGCGCCGGGGGTCGTCGGCATCGAGGCGGTCGGCTTCCAGGTCTGGTTGGGCGCCATTCTCGCGGAGAAGAGCGCCGAGCGGGCGGTGCGCGTGCCGGTCCAGGAACTCAAGCGCGACTCCAAGCAATCGAAAGAGCTGCGCATCGAGGCGACGCTCGGCGTCCGGCTCAGTGAGCGGCGGCTCGTGGTGGTCGAGGGCTGCCCGAACCTCGACGTGCTCTGGGCGGAGCTCGAGAGTTTCGGGCAGTCCGGGGGCCACGACGACGTGCTGGACGCCCTCGCGGACCTCGACCAAATCGTCGGGCTCGCGTTCCCCGCGGCCGACGTCGGGATCCCCGACGGCGGAGGGCCTCGCGGCGGGCGTGAGTCCGGCGTTCGTGCGCCGCTCTTCCCGCAGCTCGCGGCGGTGGAGTCGGCTGCCGCGCGCGGGGAGCCGATCGACATCGATCGCCGCTTCTGGTCGCGGCAGCCGGCGGGATTCTGGCGTGGGCGATAGCCGGCCTCCCTTGGGCCCCCGTCTCGGTCGCGTGCATGCCTTGCGCAACCGCGGCGCTGTCTACACGGAAGGGCTCCGGACCTCGCTCCAGGCGGGTTTGCTCGGCGCGGGCGTGGCGAAGGGCGCGGGGTTCACCGATACGGCCTGGGCAACCTACTTCGGGCTGGCGATCCTGCTTGGGATCGAGCTGGCCAAGGTGCTCCTCGGCTGGCTCGATTATCGCTTCCACGTGATCCAGACGGAGCAGCGGATTGCGGCGGAAGCGAGTCCCGTCACGATGCGGATGGTCCACGCGCTCGAAGCATTGGTGCCGAAATGAAGTACGGCGTCCGCGCCCCGAAGACGAAGCCGGTCGTGCGGGCCGCCGAAGCGGTGGGGGCGTTCGCGGGCGGCCTGGTGGACAAAGACGATTACCTTTTCCGGCGCCTCTCCACGGGCCAATCCGGCGCCTCGACGCGACGCGATCTCTCCCCGATGGCGCAGGACCGGATGCTCGAGCTGGTGTTTTTCCTCTGGGAGTCGAATGCGATCGCGCAGTGGATCATCGAGACGACGATCGACTTCACCGTGGGTGAGGGGGTAACCATCGAGCCGCTCAACGACGACGTCGGCGCGGTGCTCACCGCCTTCGAGGATGATCCGGTCAATCAGCTGCTGGCGCGTCTCGAGGGCTTCGCGCGGGACTTCGGCCTCTACGGCGAGCTCTGCCTGCCCGCCTTCGTGAATCAGGTCGACGGCCACGTGCGCCTGGGCTATCTCGACCCGCTCGAGATCAAGGAAGTCCTGACCGATCCCGACAACGCGCTCGTACAGACGGCCGTGGTGCGCAAACCGCCGAGCGGGGATCGTGGTCCCGGGGAGCTCTACAAGATCATCCGCGGGGAAGCAGATCGGGCGAATCCTGCCTATGGGCAACTGGTCGGCGCGGAACCCGGTGAGACCGAGCCCCGCACGGGGCGCGTGTACAAGGGCCAGTGTTTCCTCTTCCAGACCAATCGCGTCAGTAACGCCCGCCGGGGTCGGTCGGATCTGCTCTCGCTGATCGACTGGGTCGACGGGTACGATGCGTTTCTCTATGACTCCATGCAGGCCGCGCAGCAGTTCAATTCGTATATCTGGGACGTGACGCTCGACGGCGCTGATGAAGCCACACTCAAAAAGTGGCTCGCCGCGAATCAGACCGTCAAGCGCGGCATGATCCGGGCCCATAACGAAAAGGTGAAGTGGGCAGAGCTCTCGCCGGATCTGAAAGCGCAGGAAAAAGATACGTTCCTCCATTTCCTTCGTGGGCAGATCCTCGGCTCGAAGAGCTTCCCGGAGCACTGGTATGGGCAGGGGTCGGATGTCAACTTCGCCTCGGCGAAGGAAATGGCGGCCCCGCCGGGCAAGCGGTTGGGACGCCGGCAGCAGGAGATCAAGCGGATTGTCCAGACGCTCTGCCGCTTTCAGATCCATTCTGCGCAGCGTGCCGGCACCCTGAAAGCCACGGTGTTGAGCGGCTCGACAGTCTCTGCCGACGGCGCAAGCGCCGCGCTGGCAGTGCCAGCAGATCAGGCCTACCGGATCGTGCTCCCAGAGATCTCGACGAAGGACACCGCACAGACCGTTGCCGCCGCGGCGTCGCTGAGTGCGGCCCTGACGCAAGCCGTCGCGCAGGGCTGGCTCCGGAACGAAACCGCGGGGAAGATCTTCGCCCATCTCGTGAGCCAACTCGGCATCGAGATCGACGCTGCGGCGGAACTCCAGCCGGGCGCGGGCCCGCGCGGCGCGGCGCTCACAGACTATTCCCCGGCGAATCTCCAGCGGCTCCTGGCCCAGCTCCAGCGCGCCGGGAACGGCAACGGCGACAACATGAACATGCCGAAGATGCCGGCGCCGGGTGGGGCCGTGGCATGATCGGCCGCGCCCGCTTCGCCGACGTGCCGGTCGAGCGTTTCACAGCGCAGCTCGCCGAGATCCTCCTTCGCCTCGATGCGCTCCCCACCGCTGCCGTCCAAGCCATGCTAAGCGATCTGGAAACCGCACGGCAGCAGGTCGTCCGCGAAATTCTTGTGATGGGCGCCGCTGCGAGTCCGCGTGAGCTCATCGAACTCCAGGCGCGCATCAGCGATGTCATGTACCGCTTCGCGGACAAGTACGGCCTCATGCTCTCGCCGATCCAGGGGGCCGTGGCGCAACTCGGCAGTGCGCTAGCCGCCGAGCCCTTGGTCGCCAGCGGCCTCGCCCTCTGGGTGCCGCAGATCTCGCGGCGGCAGCTCGAAGTCGCGCGGACCTTTCAAGCGCTCCTGATCTCGAATCTCGCCGACGACGCGACGAACCAGATCAGTCAGGATCTCGGGCTGGCGATCCTCCGGGGGCAGAGTGTCTACGAAGCCTCGCAGGCGGTCGCCGGATCGCTCACGGGCACGGCGACCTTCGGCTCCATCGCCGCGCGCGCGGAAGCGATCACCCGGACAGAACTCGGCCGGATTCAGAGCGTGGCCACGCAGGGGAGCCTCCGAGATCTCCAGCAGCAGGTGCCGGATCTCCAGAAGCAATGGATGCACTCCGGGAATGCAGGGCCGTATCGCCGCACTGGGCACATCGTGGCCAACGGGCAGGTGCGTGACGTCGACGAGACGTTTCAAGTGGCCGAGATTGCGGGCGGGGAGCAGGAAGCGCTGCTCTATCCCCGCGATCCCTCGGCGAGTCCCCGGAACACGATCAACTGCGGGTGTGTCTCCGTTCCCTTCCGGGCCGCATGGGCGGCTGACCTCGAAGCGTCGCGTCAAGAGATCGCGGCGGCATAGGAGCGCGCATGCATCGATTCCGGAAAGTCAAAGCGGCGTGGGAGTGGGTGAAGGAGCAGCTCGCCTCGGATTCGCTCGACGCCAAGGTGATGCAAGTGCAGGCCGCGTGGGCCGCGCAGTACGGGGCTGGTTACGACGCGGGTATGGTCTGCGACGTCTATGAAGACCGCGTCATCGTCCGGAAGATGGACGGCGGCTTTGAAGCCTACCCGTACACGATGGCGGCCGACGGGACGATCACCTTTCAGGCGCCCGTCGACGTCGAGGTCGTCTACAACGAGATTTCCGAGGCGAGTGAGCTGGATGCCGTCACGCCGCGGGGGAAGAGTGGAACCATCTGGGAAGTCCGCGTGCTCAAGTTCGGCCGATCGCGCAATGGCTTTCTCTGGAGCCGCGAGGCCGGCGAGAAGCTCGCCCCCTTGCTCGCCTCGGCCCCCGTCGGCTGTTTCATGGACCCGGCCGGGGCGATGGGCCATGCCGACGCGCGCAGCGTGGCCATCGGCAACGGCCCGCTGATCCGCAACATCGTCGGCGATCTCCAGGCGCCGCGGGTCGAGGATGATGGCGTCTATGCCTCCCTGCACGTCCACGAGGACGCCGGGTGGCTGAAGCAGAAGCTCCTCGGGCTGGCCAACCGGGGCGTGGTGGATAAGGTGCTCGGGTTGTCAGTGGACACGCTGGCGGGGTACGTCCCGGTCCAGCTGCGGGAAGGCGCTGCGAAGGCGATCACCGAGATCAAGCGGCTCTTTTCCGTGGACATCGTCACGCGCCCGTCAGCCGATGGGCGCTTCATCCGGGCGACGGCGGGGCCGTTGCTCACCGAGGGAGACCAGGTCATGAATCGAGCGCAGCTCATTGCCCTGATTCAGGAGCACCGGCCCAAGCTGCTCGAGGGCCGCGTGGTGGAATCGCTGACCGACGACCAGCTCGCGGCACTCGTCAAGGAGGCGCTGCGGGAGCCGGTCGAACCGCCCAAGCCCGGGCCGGACCCCGAGCTCGACGTCAAGCTGAAGAAGCTGACGGCGCTCGAGCAGCGCCTGGCCATCCGCGAGAGCCAGGAGCGCGTCGCGGAGGCCGTCGACGCCACGGAGCTGCCCGATCCGGTCAAGGCGAAGCTCAAGAAGTCCTTCGCCGGCAAGGTGACCGAGCAGGCGGAGATCGACCTGGCGGTCAAGGACGAGATCGAGACCTGGGGGAAGCTCACGGAGTCCGGGAAGGTGGTAGGCCTCGGCGGGGTGAAGGTCGGCAGCATGATCGACCGGAAGGACAAGATCCAGGCTGGCCTGGATATGCTCTTCGGTGTGAGCCGGGAGTCGCTCGCCGAGAATCTCAAGAGTTCGCCGTTCAATCCCGAGGCCGTCTCGCGGATCATGGAGAGCTTCAAACCTCATGCGGACGCGGCCAAGGACCCGGGGTTGCGGTTCCGGGGACTCAAGGATTTCTACATCGAGGCCACCGGCGACAAGGATGTCACCGGCCGCCGTCCCGAACGCGTCTCGGAAGCCACGGTCGTGACGACGGACTGGGCTGACGCGCTCGGCAATACGCTCTACCGCCGACTGCTGGCGACCTACGCGGAGCAGAACTACAACGAGCGCTCGATCGCGCGCTTCGGCAACGCGCCGGACTTCCGGACGCGGGAAGTGGTGCACCTGGGGTACTTCGGGGATCTGTCGACCGTGGCGCAGGACGGGTCCTACACGGCCATCACGAACCCCACCGATGACAAGGTCAGCTACGCCGTGGCGAAGCGCGGGAATCTTTTCACGGTCTCCCTCGAGACGATCAAGAACGACGACCTCCGCGCGGTCCAGGAATCCATCTCGCGCCTCGGCCGGGCGGCCCGCCGGACGCTGGCGGCATTCATCTGGAACTTCTGGCTGTCGATCCCGAACGGCTCCGGCGGCGGATTCGGGGCCCTCTTCGACATCGATTCCGCGGCCTGGTTCGACTCCACGGATGGCAACGGGCGAGGCCTGCACTCCAACTACGGGACGACGGCGCTCACCTCGGACTCCACTGGCGCCGCCGAAGTCATGACGCTGATTACGCGACTCGGCAAGATGAAGGAGAAGGATTCCCTGAAGGTCCTCGGCCTGCCGGCCATGACCGATCTCTGGCTGGATGTGCCGCTGGATCTCTGGAGCGTCGCAAACCTGCTGAACCGGACGCCGTCCTTCTCAACGACGGTGGCCAACCCGATCTACCAGATGTTCGGTCTGAACAATGAACGCATCAACGTCAACCCGCTCTTCACGGATCTGACTGACTGGGGCGTCCATGTGGATCCCAGCCGTGGGGACCGGGAGTCTATCTGGGTCGACTTCCTGGATGGGCGTGAGGAGCCGGAGATGTTCGTGGCGGATCTGCCCACGCAGGGCTCGCTATTCACGAACGACCGCATTGACTGGAAGATCCGGCACATCTACGGCGGTGATCTCTTGGATGTCAAGGGCGCCGCGAAGAACATCGTCGCCGGGTAAGAGAGAAGATGAGCGGAGCGGCCGAGCGCATCCGGTCGCTCCGCTCCTCACCATGACCATCGTCATCGTCGGCGCGATGTTGGCGCCCTGGTTATTCCTGCTCACGGCGCGCCGCGGTTGGCACGTCTGGGCGCGCAACGCCTTTGTCCGCGGCGCCGCCGTCATGGGCGCCGGCGCCGCGGTCAGTGTGGAGCCCTTCATGGCCCCGCTGGCTCTCTCCGTCCTGCTGCGCTGGACGGATGTCAGTCGTCTCGTGCCCGTGATGATCTGGGCGGCGATCTTCGGTGTCTGGTTCCTCGGCCTCGCCCTGGGGCCTTCAGGGCTCGTTGCAGCGGCCTGGCTGACCCTTGCTCTCGTGAATGTGGGCTTCGTGGTTCTCCAGTGTCTCGGGCAGCGGGTCGCGGTCCCGGCCTGGCTGGCAGACGGCGTTGACAAGATGGGCGAGGGGGTCGGCACGTTCGGCCATCGGACGATGTGCGCGGGCTTCCTGGCCCTGGTGCTGCCCCTCTGCTGGCTCATCCCAGCCCCTTGGCGGTGGCTCCTGGTAGCGCTTCTGGGACTCGGCCTGTGGTTGACCTCCTCCTGGTTGGCCTGGCTGGCCACGCTGGGGGCCCTTCCCGCGCTGATCCCAGCCCTCTGGCTACCTTTCCTTGGTTTGGCGCTGCTCGCTGTCCTGGGGGGCTGTGCGGCCCTCTGGGCATGGTCTCGGGCCCCCGGTTGGTATCACCTCCTGATGCGGCCCATCGAGCGCTGGACTCTTCGGGGGGCCTCGCTGGACAGCGTCGTCCAGCGCCTGGAGGTCTGGCGGGCCTACGGCCGCGTGTGGCGGCGCTGGCCGAACTGGTTGCTTGGCCGCGGGGATGGGTCGTCCCACGAGGAAGCCGTCCAGGTGCAAGCGGGGGTACAGCATCGGATGGTCGGCTATCCCCACAACGAGATCGTGAGCCTCGCCTACGAACACGGGCTCTTCGGCCTCGCGGCCCTCGGGCTCTTCGCGTGGCGAGTGGTGCCGGCGCTCCACGCCGGCGATCCCTGGAGCGCGATGGTGATTGCTGGGGGCGTCCTCATGCTCGGGATGCACACCGCGCACATCGCACCACTCGGCGGAACCTGGTGGCTGGCCGCGGCGATGGTGGCGGGGCGATGAAGCTGACGCCAGGTAGAGTGCTTGGCATTCTTCACGGCTCTGCTTGGTTCCTGGTTCTCGTGTACCTGGCGAGGCTGGAGGGCTGGCGACTCTGGGTAACATTTGCGGCGCTGATAGTTTTCGGTGCATCTGTAGACTGTGTAGCTCACAGGTACGTCGGGCTACGGAACGGCCGATGAACTGGCTCGCGCGCCTCATGATGCACATCCGCCGGCCGAAACCCCTCCTCCCTCCGGAGCTGGCGTGGCGAGTGGAGATTATCTGCTCCCATGGCGGGATGATGGATGTGTTCCCGTCCAATTACGACGGCCTCAAGCCCGATGCCGAGCTCTATGTCGCCTGCGCGCAACTCTGCGTTGAGGCGGCGAAACGGAACGGCATCATGCCGGACATCCTGCTGAGCGCGCTCGCGCATAAGTACCTGAAGCCCACGGTCGGCCATCTCTCAGGGAAGAAGCTCATTGTCGCTCGCTGACGTGCAGCTCCAGGTCGCCACGTGGATTCAGGACACGGCGGGGAAGCTCTCGTCGACGGACCGGGATCGCGCGATCGCCGGGGCCGTCGACATGTATTCCCGCCACCGGCCGCGGCTGAAGCAGGCCACCCTCACCGGCGATGGCGCGGCCTTCGACTTCTCGGTGCCAAGCGATTGGATGGACGGCATCTCCTCGATCATCGCGATTGAGAACCCGGTGGACCAACAGCGGCCGGAGTTCCTGGACGAGAGCGAGTACACCGTGCGCCTCGATCCGGCGACGGGACTCTCGAAGATCCGCTTTCTTGCCGACGTCCTGGACACCGGGGAGAAGGCCTATGTGACCTACGGGATCGGCCACGTCTTGACGACGGCGCTCGATACGATCCCAAGCGGCGATCGGGTGGCGGTGGTCAAGCTCGCTGCCGCGGGCTGCGCGACCCAGCTCGCCGCCCTGTACGCCCAGACCAGCGATCCGACGTTCGGCGCGGACACGGTCAACTACCGGACGAAGAGCCAGGACTACCTCGCGCTCGCCAAGGCGCTCGAGACGGCGTACCGCGAGCACGTGGGCGCCCTGGCTGGTGTCGCCGCGGCGAGTGTCAGTAGTGACCTGGACGTTGCGCTCCAGAACAACGCCGGTCTGCCCTTCTACCACGACGACCTCTCGCGATGATTAGCTACCAGATCACCGTCGAGGCGAAGGGTGGCCTGCTGACCGATCCGGCTATCGGGCAGCGGTTCGACCGCGAGATCATGGCGACGCTGGCGGAACTGGGCGTGCTCGGGCAGAACCTGGTCGTCCGTCGCACGCCACACGGCGTCAGCTCGGGTGGCGGTGGGCTCCGCGGGTCCATCTTCACGGAGGCGCACGGGACGCCACTCGGGCGTGGGCAGCGCATCGCCTCAAGCGTTTACTACGCTCCGATCGTCGAGCGCGGGCGGCGCCCGGGTGGGCGTCATCCGCCGCCCGGGCCGATTCTGCTCTGGGTCGTGCGCAAGCTCGGCAAACGCGGAGCCGAGGCCCAGCACGTGGCCTTCCTGATCGGGCGGAAGATCGCCCGGCGTGGGACCGTCGGCGCGGGCATGTTCGCGCATGCTCTCGTGGATCTCCGCCCGCTCGTCCAGTCGCGGTTTCAGGCGCTCGTGAACCGGATCGGGGAGATCCTCAAGTGAGCCTCTCGGCCATCCGGGCCTCCCTCAAGGCGACGATCCAGACCGTTCCGAACGTCGGCGTCGTCAACGACTTTGAGCCGGCGATCACGCGGGATGAGGATCTGACGACCTACTTCGTCGATCCGGCGCTCGACTACATCCTCGGTTGGAGTATGACCCGCGAGACGACCGGCGAGCGGGACGCCTCCTATGCCAGCGATTTCGAGGATCATCTCTTCGTCCTCCGTGCCTATCGCGCGGTCAAGAACGCGGACGCGTCGGAAGCAGAACTTCAGGATCTCGTCGAACTGGTGCGGACGGCCATCCGCGCAGAGGAAGGGCCGTGCTGGAACGGCTCGGTGCAGTTCGTGGGCCACCCGCAGGTCCGGATCTTCGAGGCCCGCATGTTTGGTGCGGTCCTCGTCCACTACTGCGAAGTCACGGTGCTCGTGACGGAGCACGTCACCGTCCCCTAGCGGGACACGGAGGGCATCATGGCGAACCTGACAGTGCCGCGCAGCCGGCGGATGGTGGTCGCGATGAAGGTCGAGTCGACCTATGGCACCGACGCCTTCGGCGGCTCCTATCTCGCGGCCAACATCGTGCCTGCCTTCAACATCAGCCCGGCGATCACGCTCGAGGAGATCGAGAACCTGGCGCTCTCCGGCGACATCGGGCGGCTCCCCAGCGGGATCGGCCGCGAACTGGCCGGGGTCACCTTCGAAATGTTCATCCGTGGGGCCGGCGCTGCATACTCGGCCAGCGTCAAGCCGGAGGCGGACAGCGCGTTGCAGGCCTGCGGCCTGAGTTCCACATTCAGCGGCGGCGCCGGCGCGGAGATCGTCACTGTCGACCCGGTGGCCACTCCCTCTTCCTACACGATCTACATCGTGCAGGAGAATGGCTCCACGCTGAAGATGGGCGGCTGCTTCGGCGACGTGGACTTCACCATGCGGGCGGGTGGGATCATCACCGCGCGCTTCAGCTTCCAGGGGATGCTCCTCGGCGAATCGGACGTGGCCTTCGTGGCGGGCACGATTGCCGGGACGCCGGCCTATCCGACGGTCAAGTCCGCGGCCTTCCAGATCGATACCGACAACTATGCGCCGCGAATCGGGACGATCGGCTTCCGGATGGGTAATGTGCTCCAGGCCGTGCCGTCGGTCAACGCCGTGGGTGGTGTGGCCGGGTTCTTCATCGCGGATCGCCGGCCGCTGTTCACGATCGATCCAGAGGCGAATTCGATCGCGACGCACGACTGGTTCACCGACCACAAGGCCGGCACGCTCATGGATGCCAGCTTCCTCATCGGGAGCGTGCAATACAACAAGCTCCAGTTCAAGTTCAACGCCTCCCTGGCGGCGGGCTTGCAGATCGTCCAGCGGTCCTGGGGCTCGCGCGATGGGCTCACGTCGTTCCCGACGACCCTGCTCGCGACGATCAGTGCAGGCCAAGATGACTTCAGCCTGATCTTCAGCTGAGAGAGGCGCATGGAAATAAAGCGCTGCAAGAAGTGCGGCGAAGAGAAGCCCCTGACCGAGTTTTATAAGGGGCGTCTGAATCGCGGTGGCTACATTCCTCGATGCAAGTCCTGCATCAAGGCGGTGATGGCGGCGTTCTATCTAAAAAACAAAGACCGGATTCTATCTAGAAGCATGGCCTGGGCGAAGACAAATCATGTCCACGTTGCTGCATTGGCGATGGTTCGTAACCGTCGCCGTGGTGTGAAACCGAAGCGCGTGTTTGCCTCCGAAGAGGACAGGATGGCGGCTCGTGGTGATTACAAGCGGGTCTACGTAGAACGATACCCGGATCGTGTCAATGCCGCGAAGGCCAGCTATGCGGCGAGGTTCCCTGAACGGATCAAGGCTTTTCTTGCTACCGCGACGGCTCGCCGCAGGGCCGCTCCTGGTGTCGTGACTGGAGCGGAATGGAAATCGCTCCTCATATTCTATGAACATCGATGCGGCCAATGTGGAGCGTCGGGCGAGAAACTGACCGTCGACCACTTCATCCCGATCATCAAGGGTGGTCATCATTCGTGGGACAATGTCTGGCCACTCTGTCTCAAGTGCAATCTTCGGAAGGGTACCCGTATGCCGCTAGAAGCGCACCCGCCGCACGTCACCGAACGACAGGAGGCCGCATGTCAGGCCCAAGCGTAACCAGTCACTCCAACGGGGGGCCCCCAGCCCGCCTCGCGACCATCGCGGAGATCCTCGCCGCCTCCGAGACACACATCACGCTCCCTGGCCTCTCGGCCACGGTAGGCGAAGCCTGTTCGCTCAAGGTTCGGAAGCTCGCCCGTGCGGAGTTCTTGCTGTGCCTCCCGCCGAATCCTCCCGGCTCCGAGTCCTGGGACCGGGAGGACTGGGCGGCGAAGGAGGCGGCCTGGCTCGAAACGCTGCCGCCCGAGATCATCGAGGCCCGTCGGCGCACGCTGGCGGAGCTCAATGTCAAGGTGGTGGCGATGGCTTCGCTCGATCCTGCGCTGACCATGGAGCAAGCATTGCGCTTGGGTGACGATGCCCTTGTGGCGGCAGCGGCGATTTTGCGATTCTCTGGAATCACGTCAGAGGCAAAACATGGAATCACGTCAGAAGTAAAGGAAGAGGAGTCCGCGGCCGGTGTTGCCTGATTTCCTCCTGCCTATCACCCTGCCCACCGGGGCGGTTTCGCTCCTCGCCCGGGATGTGACCGTGGCCGAGTTCTTTCACGGCTTTCCGAATTCGGCGCCGGCCATGCCCTGCTATGCGAAAGAGACGCCGGAGGGCCAGCAGGCGATTACGGCGGCCCTCGAGGGGTGGGCGGATGCCCTGCTCACGCGCGTCGTGCTGGCTCCTTCACTGCCGCTCTGGGTGGTTCAGCGGATGGGCCGCGCGCGCGATGACGCGCTGATGCCCTACCTCCGGACCGTGGGATGGATCCCCGGGGGCGCCTCGGCGGACCCTGCGCGCGCCCTCGACCCGTCATCTCCGCCAGCGGACACGCACACGTGGGCTCGCATGGAGGCGGCCTGGATCGTGAGCCTCCCGCCCTTTACGACGGTCCCCGCCGAGAACATCAAGGCGGCGATCAAGCTCCTGGCGAGCAAGTGCCGGACGGCGCCGCACGTCGTGTGGACCGGGTGGCGGATTTCTGAGTTCTTGTTCGACTGGCGCATCCTGCTCCAGGACGATCTGCTCAAGCGGGGCGGGGCCGCGGCATCGGATGGCGATGAGTTCCTTCGGGCTTCGGGGATCGAGGACGAGTGATGGCTGACAACACCATCGGTATCAACATTACCGCGACGAACACGACCGGTCCCGAGTTCGAGAAGATCCGCGCGCTCACGAAGATGATGGGTGAGACGGTTGCATCGGCGTCGAAGAGCATGGGCGAGGGCTTCGGCCAGGTCTCGCGGGTGACGCGCGCGCTCGCCGCCGATGTCGGCTCGTCACTGAACCCGACGCTGGGTGCGATGGTCGGGAATCTCGGTCTCGTGGCGCGCGGCGCGGGCTCGATGGGTGCGGCACTCGCGGGCGTAACGGCGGTCGCCGTCGTGGGCGCGGTCGCGCTCAAGGGCTATTTCGATTCGGTGCTCAATGCGGCGGAGGCGCAAGCCAAGCTCAACATCGCAGTCCAGAGCTTCGACATCGCCTCGACACAGCAGGCGATGCTGGCCGCCTCGATCGAGCTGGAAGCCTATGCCGAGCGCGCGAAGACCTTCGGCGGGCGGCTCCGGAATGCGTTCGGCGACCTCTCGGATGCGCTCGGGATCACGCGCTCCGCGATGCAGGATCTCCAGGCGGCGGCCGCCGCCACGGCGCTGAATCTCCCGCTGGCCCAGGCGAAGAGCACGACAGAGGCGCTCCTCCAGCAGGTGCAGGCCACGATTCAGTTGCGCGGGATGCAGCTGGGTAAGGCTGAGGTCCTCCAGGATGAGGAGGAATACCTCCGGCTCGTCAAGGCGATCAACCAGGAGTTGAGCGCCCAGTTCAGCCTGGAAGAGCGGAATCTCCGGATCAAGGCGCAGCAGGCCATCGGCGCCGCCGGCGCCCGCAACGCCTCGCCCGCTGAGATCGGCATGATCGAGGGGCGCCTGGACAAGGACATCAGTACCCTGGCCACGCGCGCCCGCGTGGCGTTCGAGGGCCTCGAGGAGCAGCGGCGCCGGGTCAGGATGGGGCGTTTCGCCGCCGAGCTTCAGACGGCCGTCGCCGGTGCGAATCAGGCAGAAATGGGATTCACCGGCGTCAGCCCGGAGGATGCGGCGCTCGGGGTGCGGCGCGCCGCGGCCGGCGCCGAGCGGCTGCTCGCGATCGACCAGGCGCGCGTGAATGTCCTCCGCGAGCAGGGGGCGCTCACGGACGCCCAGCGGCTCTCGCTCGAGATGGCGGCGGTCGAGGCGGAGCGCCAGCTCAAGGTGCAGCAGGCCGGGTTCGATCTGGACAAGCAGGCGCTCGCCAACATGGAGGCCAGCGTACGCACGGCGGAGATCGTGCGGGCGGGACGCGAGCAGAACGAGCCACTCGCGGGCCTGGCAGCGGGCTTCCGCCTCGCGGCCGACGAAGCCGAACGCTCGGGCGCGATCATGACGACGTTCGCGCAGCAGACGGCCAGTAACATGCAGCGGGAGTTTTCGGACGGGTTCTTCAGCGTCATCACCGGCGAGTTCAAGAAGCTCCCGGACATCGGGCGACAGTTCGGCCTGGCCATGGTCCGGAGCCTCACGGATGCCTTAGCGACGATGGCGACGGCGCCCCTCTTGCGCTCGCTCCAGCAAGGGCTCGGTTTCGGCGGCGGTCAGACCTTCGTCCGCGGCCTGGGCCTCCTCGGCGCGGGCATGAGCCCGGGCGGTCTGGTCGAGGTCGGTGGGCAGCTCTTCCAGTCCGTCGCCGCGGGCGGTGGGCAGACGGTGCTCGTGCCGATGGCGGCGGGTTCTGCGGGTGGCGCCAGCGTCGCCGCCTCCATGGCGGGCATCGGGGGCCGAGCGGCAGGCGGCGGCACGGGCGGCACCGGTGGTTTCCTGAGTCTCTTCAGCGATGCGGGCTCCGCGCTCCGGGCGTTCCTCAACACGCCGCTCTCCTCGGTCGCGCCCTCGCTCTTCGGGGCCAGCACAGTCTCGGCCGGGGCCGCGTCCGCAGAGATGGCCACCGTGTCGGCGACCAGTGCCGAGATTCAGGCGATGGCGGGAGGCTCCGGTGCGACGATCGGGACCGCGCTCGGTGCGACGGCTGCCCTAGCGGGGCTAGCTTTCACGATCTACGGCGGGCTGTCAAATCCGCCCACGGCGACCAATATCGCCACGAGCGCCGTCTCGGGCGCCATCAGCGGCGCGATCCTTGGATCATATTTCGGGCCCTACGGCACGGTGATCGGCGCCGTCGCCGGCGCGGCCCTCGGTGGCGGCGCCGCTGCCCTGGGCAAACCCGACCCGGCTGCGAAGAAAGCCCGCCAGCAGGCGGAGGTCAACCGGGCGGTGGGGGCGGCGCAGGCGCTCGGGGGCGCCGTGCAGGCGACGAACAGTGTGCAGGAACTCTTCGATCTACTCGCGGCCAATGGCTCGGGGACGAGCGGGGGCACCTCCGCGGTGGCGATCGGGACGCTCGTCTATCCCAGCGGCATGCCGGACGTCGGGCCGGGGCTCGCGATCGGTTATCCGAACGCTGCCTTTGCCGTGGCCACGGTGGACGAGTTCCGCCGCTACGGCCCCACGAGCTTCCGCGCGGTGATCCAGGCCGGCGTCAACCCCAGCTTCCTGAGTGGGCCGAATGCCGATCTCGAGACGGCGGTGAAGAGTAAGTTGCGGCAACTGATCCAGATGGAATCCCAAATCGAGCTGTCGACCTCCGATCTCCTCGCCAGCCCCTTCGGCGGCACCGTCCAGCGGACGACGACCTTCCGCGCGGATCAAGCCGGGGCCTTCGCCGGGCAGCAGCTCCGCGTCGAAGGGCCGTCCTTGAACGGGCTCACGCCGGAACAGCGGGTGGCGTTCCTGAAGGACCTCGCCAAGCTCGACCAGGACCTGAACCTCAACATCCTCTACCGCGATCCCGCCACGGACGAGATCGTGAGCATCTCGGCGACGCCGTTCTCGGGCGACGTCGTGCGGGTCTGAGATGGCCACCGCCACCGCGTTCTACCCGAGCCTGAGTTACGGTGTGACGCCGACGGTCATCAATTTCGGGGCCAGTGAGCCGCGCGAAGTGGCCTCGCTGATCGAGATCAACGAGGCGGCCATCCGCAAGCAGAACGTCGCCGAAGACGGGACGACGGAGACGCTCTTTCTCCGGATCGAGACACAAGTGCGGCTGTCCTTTCAGTTTCTGACGAAGGCCACGATCGACGCCATTCGCACCTGGTGGCGGACCCATGCCGCGCTGGGCTTGGCGTCCGGACTCAAGCTCGATCGCTTGGAGACGGCGGCGGGGCAACTGGAATACGACACCTATAACACGTTCTTCACGACGGCCGAGCTGGTGGACGTGCAGTGGCAGCCCCGCCGAACGACCCCGCGAGGCATTCACTACGCGCTCTCGCTGACCTTCCGCCAAGGGACGCCGCCGTCCTTCACGCCGCGGGTCGGGAGCCTCTGGCTGACCGGCTATGCGCCGACCGTGCGACAGGCCTCGCTCCTGACGCCGACAACGGGCGCGCTCGTGCTGACCGGGGTTGCGCCCACGCGGACGCCATGAAAACCGCCACGGCGCCCTATCTCGTCCAGCAGAATCAGCTCCAAACCCAGCCGCGTCTCTTCGTGCGCTTTTATGCCATTCCGTCCTTCGCCTCGGCGGTCGACTACGCCTTCTCCAGGGATTTCTCGACCGGCGAGATTCTGCAACCGACGACAGAGAAGCTCACGATGCTGATGAAGGTGGCCGGCGTCGCGCAATCGATCAGCCCGGAGCTGGGGCAGTCGACGATCGGGCAGTTCACGCTGACCTTCCAGGATCGAGCTGGTGAGATCCTCCGCCATATGGGGCAGCGCGTGCTACGGCTGAACGCGACCATGACGGCCACGGACCCGCCCTCAGGCGGCGCGCTCATGGTGATTGAAGATCCGTCTGGATTTCCGACCACCGGCACGCTCGACGTGTTTACCGGCGGCGTTGCCGAACGCATCCGGTATCAGGCCTACGATGCCGTGACGCGGCGCTTTCTCGACATCACGCGTGCGGTCGATGGGACGGTCGCGGCGGGGCATGCGATCGGCGATCTCGTGCAGAACGGGGAGCAGATCCGCCCCGGGACCCGCGTGCAGATCTACGCCGGCTATGCGGGGTTGGCGGAATCCGCGTATATGCCGTATATCAAGATGCTCGTGACCTCCCGCGAAGTGGCCACGGATGGGATCACGGTGACGATCCGCGTAGCCGACATGCAGCGCACCACGCGACAGACCATTTTCCTCCAGGCGAGCCAGGACACGCCGACGCTTATCACGGGGAATCCGCTGACGATTCTCCTGCGCGTCCTGCTCTCAACCGGCCTGGGTACGAACGGGCCGTATGACGTGCTCTCGGCTGCCGACGGGCTCAAGGTGCCCGAGAGCTTCGTGGATGTCGCCGCGATCGAAACACTGCGGGCCCTCGAGTTCCCCACCGAGACCTACGCCTATTCCCTCGTCGGACCGCAAGAGGGCAAGCGGTTTCTGGAGAAGGACATTCTGCAATCGCTCAACTGCTATCCCTTCGTGACACAGGAGGGGAAGCTCACCGTCAAGCGGTATAAGACCTTTGTCCCGCCCGGGACCATTGCGGCCCTCTTCACCCAGCAGGACATCATCAGCTGGGGATGGAACGCCGGCGACGGCAACATCATCAACATCGTGCAGTTCGAGTACGAGTTCAATCAGAGCGCCGGGGCGCCGGGCGAGTACGGGCTCCGGCAGGTGTACACGAAGACGGCGTCGTTCGATCGCTATGGGGCTAAGCCGCGCTTGCTCATTCAGTCGATGGGCATTCAGAAGAGCGAGGACGCGCAGACGATCCTCGATGATCGCGCCTTCGAGGTCTTTCGCCGATTCTCGGAGCCCCCGGCCCAGCTCACTGTGCAATGCTTCTACCGCAATCATCTGCTCGAGCCCGGGGATCTGGTGCAGGTCACCCACCCGAACATCCTCAACATCAATACCGGGCTGCGCGGGCTGGAGGACGAAGTCTTCGAGGTCGTCAACATGAGTCCCGGCTTCGATGCCGGGATGGTCACGTTGCAGCTCCTCTGGGTGGCCTCGATTGCGCCGATTACGCCACCGACCTCCGGGGGCGAGATTCCCCTTGTGCCGCCGTTCGGGCCAGGGAACTTCCCCGAGGTGGATGTCATCGGCTGGTGGGAAGACTTCTTTACGATCCTCGATCCCTCTCCAGCTGTGGGCGGCAAAGTCATGCCCAGTGGGAACTGGAACGGAACGAGCCCGTTCACCTTGTCGGGGAAGTCGATCGGCACGGTCATTGTAGCGGGCGCGGGAACGACCTTCGCGCAGATGACCCTCGCGAAAGACAATGGGGCTTTTGCGCGTGGACTCTGGATCGCCTCCAGCAATCAAGCGCTCTGGGTGCGCTGGGCGCAGTACGGAACTGGCGCTGGGATACGATTCCTTGGGCTGGCCGGTAACACTGAAGTCGGTAATTCATTCGGCCCATCCGACGCCCTCATCTACGATGGCGTCTACTTTACCCACACCGCTGGGGGGTTTATCGAATGTGTCTGCTGTAAGCTGACGAATCCGGCGCAACCTGCCACGCGGGTGGAGACGCGCATCACGACCGCAATCAGCGCGGCGGATGGGGTCTACCACATCGGGAAAGCGCGCAGCAGCGGCAACGGCGCCTCGGTCGAGTTCTTCATCGACGGCGTCAGCGTGGGCGTCATCACGACGACCATTCCGACCGTCAACCTGGGTCCCGGGGCGAGCGGGAGTTCTTTCAGCGGCGCGGTCGGTCTGGAAATCGATTACTTCGGCGTGTCGGTGCCGCGATGACGCCACTCCTCGAGCAGACGGCGGCCAAGCTCAAGCGCGACGAGGGCCGGCGGCCGAAGCCCTATCAAGATACGCGCGGGATCTGGACGGTGGGCTACGGGACAAATCTGACCAGCGGATGGTTGTCTGAGGCGGCGATGACGCAGATGTTGATGGACCGACTCCAGGAGGTGGAGACGGCCTGCCTCGCGCTGCCGATCTGGAAGGATCTCTCGGAGCCCCGTAAGGGCGT